GGATGACATCGCCTCCGGCTTGACGGGTTGGACAAGGAAATGTCATGAAAATCGTTGAAGAGCTCTGTCAGCGTTACCTCAGCCTCAAAGGTTCCCGTGGAAACTGGGAAACCCATTGGGAGGAAGTCGCTGAACGCATACTACCCCGGCAAATCGGGTTCGTCGGGCAACGCTCGGACGGTGAGAAGAAGACTCAGAAAATCTTTGACTCCAAACCCATGCTGGCGCTGGATCGCTTCGCCGCCGTCATGGACTCGATGCTCACCCCACGGGCGCAGCGTTGGCATAACCTCCGCACCAGCGACGAAGACCTGAACCGGGATCATGATGTGCAGGCGTGGTTCTATCAGGTCAACAACCTGCTGTACAACGCGCGGTACAGCCCGAAGGCGAACTTTGCCAGTCAGAACTTTGAGCGATGGGTATCCGTGGGCGCGTTCGGCACCGGGGCACTGTACATCGACTTCGACCCGGCGACTGGCCTGCGCTACCGCTGCTGCAACTTGCGCGATCTGTTCCTGTTGGAAAACCACCAAGGTGTGATCGACACCGTGTTCCGATGCTTCAAGTACACCGCTCGTCAGGCTGTTCAGGCGTGGGGTGAGAAGCGGATGCCTGAAAAGATACTCAAGGCGCTTAACGAGCCGAACCGTCAGCAGGAAATGTTTGAGTTCCTGCATGTCGTAACACCCAACGGTGACTACAACCCCGTGCGTGCCGACTCGCGTGGCAAGCCCTACGCCTCGTACTACATCTGCGTCGAGAGTCGGACGCTGGTCGCTGACCCCGGTGGGTACAACTCTTTTCCGTACAGCATCAGCCGTTACGTCACTGCACCCGATGAGGTGTACGGCCGATCACCCGCGATGATGGCGCTGCCAGACATCAAGATGCTCAACGAGATGGCGAAGACCGACATCCGTGCAGCCCACAAGCTGATCGACCCACCGATCCTGCTGCACGATGACGGCATCCTCGGTGGCGGTGCCACCACGATCAACATGCGCCCCGGTGGTCTGAACGTGGGCGGTGTGAGTCGTGATGGTCGTCCCATGATCCAGCCGTTCAACACGGGCGCTCGGGTGGACATCAACGAGGCCAAGATGGAGCAGCGCCGCATGGCGATTGACGATGCGTTCCTCGTCACCCTGTTCCAGATTCTTGTCGAGACCCCGCGCATGACCGCAACTGAGGCGCTGATCCGCGCTCAGGAAAAGGGCATGCTGCTGGGTCCAACGATGGGGCGTCAGCAGTCTGAAGCACTGGGTCCGCTGATCGAGCGCGAACTCGACCTGCTGGCCTTCCACAACGTCCTGCCCCCGATGCCTGACATCATGATGGAGGCCGGTGGCGAGTACGAGATCGTGTACGACTCCCCGATGAGCCGGATGCAGCGTGCCGAGGAACTGGTGGGTGTGCAGCGCACGATGGAACTGCTGGCACCGTTCGCTCAGATTGACCCGAGCGTACTGGACGTTTTCAACAAGGATGAACTGGCTCGACTGACGGCCGAGGTCTCCGGTGTACCAACGCCTGTCCTGCGATCTCCGCAGGAGTTGCGTCAGATTCGTGAGCAGCGTGCGGCTCAAGAGCAAGAGGCTGCGATGATGCAGGCCGCTCAACCGCTGGCCGGTGCGATGAAGGATGCAGCGCAGGCCAGCGCGATCCTGCAAGGGGTGTAAATGAACTTCAACCCGTTTCTGCGGTATCGGCAAGCCGCTTACCGTAAGACATTTGAGAATCCAGAAGGTCGCAAAGTCCTCGCTGATTTGCGGCGTTTCTGTCGGGCCAGCGTGCCCACCGCCGACGTGAACAACGTCAATTCCACCTACCTACTCGAAGGCAGGCGCGAGGTTTGGCTGCGTATAACCGCGCATCTGAACCTGACCGACGAGGACGTAGTAAAACTTGTAGAGGACTACAATGAGTGAAACAGCTACTGCCGCCTCGACTGGCGATAACGGTGGCACCGCGTCTGCCGGTGCTGCTCCCGCACCGGCACCTGCCGGTAATACAAGTGTCTGGTCTGCCACCTTCGATGAGGGCACTCAGGCGTATGTGAGCGCGAAAGGTTGGCAATCTCCTGCTGACCTGCTGACCAGCTACCGCAACCTTGAGAAGTTTGCCGGTGGCTCCAAGAACCTGCTGGAACTCCCAGGCGTAGACGCCGAGGATTCTGCGTGGGAACAGGTGTTCAACAAACTCGGCCGCCCTGAGTCACCTGACCAGTACGGGCTTCAGGTTCCAGAGGGTGCCAGTCCTGAACTGACCGAGTGGTTCAAGGGTACAGCGCACAAGTTGGGCCTCACTGCCAAGCAGGCACAGGCTCTGTACCAAGAGTGGAACGGCATGTCCGGCTCCCTGCAAGAGAAGATGCAGGCTCAGATGGCACAGCAGTCCGAACAGGCCATCGACTCGCTGAAGCAGGAATGGGGTCAACAGTTCGACTCGATGGTTGACTCAGGCAAGCGTGCCGTCCGTGCGCTGGGTCTGGATGAGGGCAAGTTGTCCGACATGGAGAGCAAACTCGGCACCGCTGAGATGCTGAAGCTGTTTGCCACATTGGGTCAGAAGATGGGCGAAGACTCGTTTGCTGGTGGTGAGCGTTCAGGTTCTGGCTCTTTCGGTCTCACCCCTGCCGCAGCCAAGCAGCAGATCAGTGACCTGCGTTCTGACCAGCGGTTCATGCAGGAGTACATCAGCGGCAACCCTGACGCTGTGAACAAGATGAAGCGTTTGATGGAGGCTGCGTATGAATGAGGTCGCCATCCGACTCGAATTACTGAAGGTTCTGATTCCTCAAGCTACCAAGTACGGGTTGACAGAACCTCAGATGATGATTGATACATGCACACAACTGGAAAAATATGTGCTAGACTCAAAACACGGCGAGAGTCAACCGGACTCGCCAACTGCCCGAAAAATGGGACGGCCCCGCAAAGGTCAAGTCGAACCCGATTCTGGTAGCACCCCTGACCCCACTCATGGTGGACAAGTCGAATCAAACCCCCGGTAACTTTGGTTCCTCTTAGGAGTTCATCATGTCTTTTCAAGTGACTACCGCCTTTGTGCAGCAGTACACGACCAACGTGCAACTGCTTTTGCAGCAGCGCGGCTCTAAGCTGCGTGACGCTGTAACCGTGGGTTCTTACACCGGCAAGGCTGCAAAAGCAGTTGAGCAGATCGGTGCTGTGACCGCTCAGAAACGCACCAGCCGACACAGCGATACCCCGCTGATCTCGACGCCTCACGACGCCCGTTGGGTTTTCCCGACCGACTTCGAGTGGGCTGACATGATCGACGATCAGGACAAGCTGCGTATGCTGATCGACCCCACCAGTCCTTACGCTGTGAACGGTGCTTACGCCCTGGGTCGTGCAATGGACGACATCATCATTGAGGCTGCTCTTGGCACCGCCAAGACTGGTGAGAATGGTGACATCAACACCCCGTTTGCCACATCTACTCAGCAGATCGCTGCTGCTGCTACGGGTCTGACCATTGCCAAGCTGCGCGAGGCCAAGAAGATTCTGATGCAGAACGAGGTCGACCCTTCTGCTGACGAGTTGTACATGGCTGTGACCGCCAAGCAACTGGACAACCTGCTCGGTACGACCGAAGTCACCTCCAGCGACTTCAACACCGTGAAGGCTCTGGTGCAGGGTGATGTCAACACGTTCATGGGCTTCCGCTTTATCCACATCGAGCGCCTGCCTGTTGACGGTTCCAACAACCGCCGCGTGTTTGCATGGGCCAAGTCGGGCATGCACCTCGGCTTGTGGAACGATATCACCACCAAGATCAGCGAACGGGCCGACAAGTCCTACGCCTCTCAGGTGTACGTCAAGGGAACCTTTGGTGCTACCCGCACCGAGGAAAAGAAAGTCGTGGAAATCCTCTGCGTCTAAGGAGTAAATCATGTCTCAAACTTTTGCCCCCGAAGTCGCAGGTGCTGGCACCATTCCGACCAATGCCGCAAACGGTGGTCTGCAAGGCGGTCGCGTCCGTCGCTTCCGCGCCACGATCCCGTATGCTGGTCAAACCTCTGGCTCGACCATTGTTCTGGCTGACGTACCTGCTGGCTCCACTTTCATGTATGGTGTCATCAATGCCACCGCCACTGCCGGTGCCACCGCCACCATCGCCATCGGCAATGCCACTAGCGCCACCAAGTATCGCGGTGCTGTGACTTTCACCACCTCTGATACACCGACGCTGTTCGCACCTGCTGCTGTTGTGGCTGCTGCACCCTCGGTCGCCCCTGAGCGCGTGATCGCCACCATCGGTGCTGCTTCGCTGCCTAACAGCGCGAACTACGCCGTGGTCGATCTGTACTTCTCGGCACCGTAATCGAAGGGGGCTTCGGCCCCCTTTTTTCCAAGGGGTATCTCATGGCAAAGCAATTCATTGACGCCAGCATCTCTACGGAGAAGGAAAGCATGGCGAAGCAGGACGGTACGGCACTGACACTCGATGGTCAGGTTCGTGTTCTGTACGACGACACTCTCACCACCAAGCAACTCTACGTGCTCATCAGTCGCATCCGCGACCGGATTCAGCAGCTGGAGGAGTAAGCGATGACCAGTGTAGTCGCCGTATGTAACCGCGCTCTGGACAAGTTGGGGCATGGTCCCATCACCAGTCTGGGCGATGGTACGAAAGCGGCTAACCTGTGTGAGCGCAACTGGCCTCTGGTGCGCGATCAAGTTCTGCGGGATCACCCGTGGAACTTCGCCGTCAGGCGTGCCGTTCTTGCACCGAATGCAGCCGCTCCCGTGTGGGGCTTCGGTTCTCAGTTTCCTCTACCTGCCGACTGCCTTCGACTGCTGGAGGTGGATCGAAAGTCCACCAACGAGTACCAGCTTGAGGGGCGTTCGATCTTGGCGAACGCTGACGCGTTGTACATTCGGTACATTCGTCGTGTGACGGACCCGCAGGAGTACGACTTCGCGTTTCTGGATGCCGTCGCTGCACGTCTGGCCTTCGAGTTGTGTGAGTCTATCACGCAGAGTAACACGAAGAAGGAACAGATGTTCCAAGAGTATGATGACGCACTGACCCGTGCGAAGCGCGTGGACGGTCAGGAGAATCCGCCTACCGTCTATGAGGAGGATGACTGGATCAAGGTGAGGTTCTGACATGGCAAAAGCCTCAGTCGCCCAGCGATCATTCAACGCTGGGGAACTATCGCCCCAACTCAAAGGTCGCACGGACCTTGAGAAGTATTCCAACGGCTGTGACGTTCTGGAGAATTTCTTTCCCCAGGTTCACGGTCCTGCGCGTAAGCGCCCAGGCACCCGGTTTGTCAAGGAGGTCAAGGATTCCGACAAGCGGGTCAAACTGATCCCGTTTGAGTTCAGCACCGAGCAAGCCTACATTCTTGAGTTCGGTGAGGGGTATGTCCGTTTCTACGCAAACGGTGGAGTCGTGATCAACGGTGGATCACCTTACGAGATCGCCAGCCCCTACTTGGCGTCAGAGGTCAGCCAACTCGACTTTGCACAGTCGGCCGATGTGGTCTACATCGCGCACCCGAACCACCCGCCTCACAAACTTTCACGGTTTGGTCCGACCAACTGGACCCTCGCTCCCGTTGTCTTTGACTGGCCCCCGTTCAACGATGAGAACACGGGAACGATCACCATCACCCCGTCTGCGGTTACGGGGAACATCACACTGACGGCATCTGCGAGTCTTTTTGTCGCTGGTGATGTGGGGTCGTATTTCAAATTTGCCGAGGTTCTTGCGTCGAAGCATGATCAGTGGGAGCCGGGTAGGTCTGTCACCACCGACAACACTCGCTGGTTCGACGGTAACCTCTATCAAGCGACATCGACCGGAACCACCGGGGGTCGGCCACCGATCCACAAGTCAGGCATCGAGTCTGATGGCGTCGTGTCGTGGCAGTTTCTCCACGATGGGGCGGGGTACTGCCAGATCACTGCGTTCACCAGCGCCACCTCGGTCAACGCAACCGTCGTCCGCCGTTTGGTGAGCACCGCAGCGACTACCAAGTGGAGCGAGGGTGCGTGGTCTGCCCGCCGAGGCTACCCGACTGCCGTGACGTTCTATGAGGACCGTCTCTGGTTCGCTGGGTCGCGTAGTCGTCCCCAGACCCTGTGGGCCTCCACCAGCGGCGACTATGAGAACCATCAGTACGGTACCAACGATGACGATGCGCTGAACTACACCATCAACTCGCAGGACATGAACACGATTCAGTGGATCAGTCCGGGCAAGGTGTTGGCAATCGGCACATCCAACGGTGAGTTCACCCTCAGCGCCACACAGATCAGTGACCCGGTGACGCCGACCAACGTGCGGATCGTTCCGCAGACCACATTCGGCAGTGCTGAAGGCGTGCGCCCTCTGGTCGTTGGCAACACGATCCTGTTTCTGCAACGAGCACAGAAGAAGATCAGGGAATACGTCTACCAGTTCGAGACCGATTCCTACGTAGCTGCGAACATGAACGTGCTGGCCGAGCACATCACTGGCCCTGGTCTCACGGACATGACCTACCAGCAGGAGCCGTACCAGATTGCATGGGCGACCCGGCAGGACGGCAAGCTGGTCGGCATGACCTACGAGCGTCAGGAAGAAGTCGTCGGCTGGCACCGTCACGACGTAGGTGGGTTCGTTGAGTCCGTTGCCGTGATCCCTCACTGGGACGGCGATCAAGACGTTCTGTTCATGGTGGTCAGGCGAACTATCGCATCGCAGACCAGGCGGTACATCGAATACATCGAGAAGTACCTCGACGACGATCATGCGTTCTTCGTGGACTGCGGGTTGACCTACGATGGTGCCCCTGCCACAGTGATCAGCGGACTCGGGCACATCGAGGGTGAGGAGGTCGCGGTTCTGGTGGACGGTGCCGTGCATCCGAACGTCACAGTGAGCAGCGGTCAGATCACTCTCCAGTACCCCGGCTCCGTGGTGAACATTGGTCTGCCTTACACCGCGACTGTGTTGACTATGCCCATCGAGGCAGGTGCCGCCGATGGTGTGGCTCAAGGCAAGACGATGCGGGTCAACAATATCGTTCTGCGCTTCGATCGCACCGGTCCAGGTGTCTGGTACGGTCCCAACCTACAAAACCTTGACGAGTACCACCCACGACGCACGACTGACAACATGGACAGCCCGATTCCGCTGTTCACGGGTCTGACCCCCGCATTACCGTGGCCGGGTGAATACCAGCAGGCACCTCAGATGATGGTGCAACATCGCCTACCGACACCGTGTACACTTGTGGCACTGATGCCTCAACTGCACACCTATGATCGTTAGACCTTGGAAGATCGGAGACACTGAGCGAATCCTGATCCAGCCCGCACAGCACTACATGCGGAAGTTTCAGGAGTTTAGTGCCGATCTGACAGAGTTGTCAGACGCAGGGCTTGCGTGGACTGTGGAAGAAGACGATGAGATTCTGGCTATTGCCGGACTTGCCGTACAGTGGGAAAATAGGGCAATGGCTTGGGCACTGGTGTCCGAGGGTGCGGGTAAGCGATTCGTCAGGATTCACGCAGCAGTCAAGCGTTTCCTCGATGCTGCACCTTACCGCAGAATCGAAGCCACTGTCGATGTAGGGTTTACAGAAGGGATGCGTTGGATGAATCTATTGGGTTTCAGGTATGAGGGATGCATGGCCGCATACCGACCCGATGGTGCCGACATGCTTCTTTACGCGAGGATCAAATAATGGCTTTCATGGCTCCTTTCATGACAGGTCTTGCCACCGCTGCAACCAGTGGTGCGGGTATCATGTCATCGCTCGGTGCAGCGGGTGCTCTTGCTGGCACAGGCACTGCCGCAGGCATTGGAGCGGGTGCCGGTATGGCGCTGGGCACCCTCGGTACAAGTACAGGACTCGCGGCACTCGGCTCGGGTCTGTCGGCAGTTGGCTCTATTCGTCAGGGTCAGGCGGCATCGGCTGCTGCGAACTTCAACGCTCAGATGGCCGAGAGATCAGCAGCGCAGCGCGAGGCGTTGCAGCGCACACAGTCTCAGCGTCAGATGGGGGCCATTCGTGCAGGTATTGCCAAGTCAGGCGCCCGGATGGAGGGTACACCCCTGATGGTGCTGGCTGAGTCAGCGGCTAATTCCGAGATTGATGCGCTGAACACCCGGTTCGGTGGTCAGGCTGAGGCTTCACTTAGTAGAGCACGCGGACGGAATGACCGCCGTGCGGCATATTGGAACGCTGGCACATCGTTGCTGACCAGCGCGTCACGAATTTTTTGAGGATTGACATGGCACGCTTACCGATGTATCAACAGCAAACGGTGATGGACTCGCCGCGTGCCTCTGGTGCCGAGTTTGGTGGACAGGTGGGTCAGGCGATGGCGCAGACCGGAAACGTGTTGCAAGACATCGGTGTCACCATGAAGCGCCGGGAGGATGTGATCGACCGCACCGTCAGGGCGCGGGACTTCGACAACTGGGCGCAGGAGTCGTTGCGTGCGCTGGAGACGCAGGACTTGGCGCGCGGGGAGACCCTAGAGCAGTATCGCCAGGGTCTGAGCGCCAAGATGGAGGAAGTACTCGGCGCCCATCGCGGCACCAGCGCATCTCGCGCTGAGTTCAAGAACCAACTCTTGAACCAGATGTACCAATACGAAAAGGGCGCTCGGGAGGCGCAGGTACGCGCCCAGCATACTTTACTCGGGCAGATTGTCGAGCAGCGCACAAACCAGATCGCTACCCAAGTTGCTTTTGCACCCGAACTCATGGAGCAGGGGCTTGAGGAACTGGACGCGCAACTCAACGAGTTTTCTGATGCCCTACCCGCTCCTGCCGTTGAACAGTATCGAAACGCGGCACGCAGTAACATGATTTCGACTGCTGTGACAACCATGATGAGTAATGGTGCTCTGGACGCGGCAGAGGAGGTCGTCAGGAATCCGAATTTCAACCGATATCTCAACCCGGATCAATCGCGTCGATTTGTTCTGAACATTGCAGCCGAGAAGGGGCGCATCAATGTCGAGGAGCGTAGGCGTCAGGGGAACATTGAGACTGTGGCGTCGGTGCTCGGCATCCCCTCCGATCAGATGACACCACAGCAGCGCGAGATTGCCGCCAACTTCGACGGAGCCACGATGAATCTGGCTCAGAAGTTGTCATTGGTGCAGATGATCAACGGTGAAGTTACTCCTGAGCAGCGCAACCGACTCTTGGGTCTTGAGAGACAAGGGCGCACCTCCGCGATTCAGAACTTGACCTCTCAAGTGCCTGCTTTCCTCAGCGGTCGGATGACACCTGACGAGCAGGTAGCGTTCAAGGTCGAGGCGTTGCGGATGTT